CTTGTTCTGCGGTGATGTTGTAAGTGCCTGCGGGCATCTCAAACCAGTCTTTCGTGTTCTAGTTGTCGTCTTTTTCTAGATGCCATTCCAAATGGCCCGCTATCCGTTCGCCGACCTTATCCACTTTTGTTTCAATACGAGACAACATCTCAGCGTTGTCGCCGTGCTGCTTGTCATTTTTCCGATCCAAACGTGCGATCAGTGCCACAATAGGACCACCACCACCGATGATTGCAACAACCACAGGAATCCACGTGGACATCATTCACCCGTTCCGAACGCATCATCAATTTCGTTGCGTGAGATTTTGCCATCGTCGGCGTACGCACGCGCCAACCGTTCGAGCACTTGTGACGCAGCGGCGATACCGGCGAGCACCGCAGCCTTCCAGACGGGGATGCCACCCAATACGGATGCGCCACCCACAATGCCCATCGCCGAGTAGATGAATGTGGCCACAATTCGCAGTGCAATCGTTTTCATAGTTGACCTTTGCCGCTGCCTGTTCGGTTGGTTGTAATTTCTGCCATGAGATGGCGTTCTCGTATGCTATGCGATGCGGGTCGGTGTCAATGATGGAACCGTTAGGTGCCACTGTTCACCGCACGTCGAGTGTGGGGAACGCTTGAATGGCGTCAAGTACGGCCTGTGGCAGTCTGTCGCCGCACACATAGCGGAGATGCCATGCTTCGAAGTTCGGGTTTTTCGGGTCTGCGACTTCCCATGTGAAACCAAACTTCAGGGCGTTAGAAGTTGCGAACCCGTCGCCGAGTAACCACTCAAGGCGTTTGCCCGCTGTAACTGAGGCAATATCGATGGCGAGTCCGATGCCATGATTCGAGGTGGCAGGCGTGCCCGCTGGTGCCATACCTTTTTTCAGGTACCACGTGACGCCCTGATATGTGCGGGTCACTTGCGGTTTACGACCTGTCGGCGATACGGCGTAACGGTTACTGAATAGTGCCATCTGTTCAGATAGCGGCCTGTATGCGCCAACGTGTTTGAGTTCGATACCGTCAAAGTAGGCGGCGAGTTGCATCGCATTCCACGCGGTAGCAGCGAGGCGGTGCAGTTTGCCGTTCGGTGCCTTAATGTTTCGCAGCAGGTGTGCGGGCAGTTTGCCATTCGCAACACCTACTAGATCGGAGGGCATGATGATCGGCAACACGGGATACAACATCAGTCGATCCTTGCGCAATAAGTAATCTTCATTGAGTCTGCCGTTGACCATGTCAACGGAATTGTGCCCGATAATGATGTTTGAGTCACATAAGTTCCTGAGGCGTTGTAAACAAAAAGTGAAACAGTAGTGGAGGAATCTTCTCGAACTGATCCAGCGAATCGACTAGTACTAATATTGAAACGAGCGTTTCCAAGGATTTCCTCGTTTGCAGTGAAAGTTCTTGAATCTGGCACTGTAAGAGTCACAGCTCCAGTGATCGCCGAAGTACTCCCAAGCGTGAAAGTTCCTTGAAAAAACAGGATCTTGTTCACAATGTTGTAAGCGGCGACCCATGTCCCATTTCCGACTGTGACACCACTGGCAAATGTGGGCGTGTAGGTGGTCCATGTCGCTATGTCGTTGAGATCGGTCGCGGTCAATACTTGGCCGGCTGTGAAGTTTCCTAGTTCTGTGGGCATCGGTCAGGGCCTTTCAGGAAATGTGACGGTTGGGGCTGGTGTCCATGTGGCAGGGAAGTCTCGCAACTGTTGGCGGTAGGTTGCCCATGCCGTTTTGTCGGTTGGTGTATCGGGAATCATCGCCCAATCAGACATATTCAACAACTGATTACGGACGTGGCGCATACGCTCAACCAGTATTTCGTCGGTGGCTGTGGTTTCGTTGTCTGTTAAAAGGTTCATCATGCCGCCTTGTAGTAAATGTTCCATCGAATAAAACAATCAACCGCCCAAGTAAACGGGACAGTAGCCGAAGGATTTGACCTTGTTAAATAAGTAGTAGAAGCGTTAAACACTTGAAACTCGCCGTTGTTTACAGATGCCCGACCGTCCAAATAACCAAAAGTTGCAGTACCTGCGGCAGTTGAGTAAACGACAGTTCCCAAAACAATGCCTGTTCTTACTTCTGTAATGCTAGTAGTTGTCGGCAATGTCATAATCGGATTTGAAGACATTACTGAAGTAGAACCAAAAATAAGTGAACCAAAAGCGTGAACAAAGTTATTGACCCGACAGAACTGTGCCGCCAAAGTCCCGTTACCGACCGTAATGCTAGTAAAAGTCGGCGTGTAAGCCGTGTAGGTCCCTAACACCGTGTTACCGATAGCGACTTTGGCTTCCAACGCCTCGACAGCGTCATTCAAGTCGCTGTGCTGTTGAGCGTGCGACGGTGACGTCAACACATCCGTCGACAACGGATTAGTGAACGTATCAAGCGTTGTGGGGAATGTGCTGGCCATTAGTGGTTCATCCTAATCGTGCGGCAGTGTCATCTGCATTTGAATCATTGTAAATCCATCCTGATTCATCATATGAGATTTCAGGCTGGTTGTAAGTTATATCAGTCCCACCCAACATTCCGTAGGTACTGTCATCAAGAATGAGCAGCGGCCCGTTCGTCTGGATTGGGCTAGGGCCGAGATAAATGCTAGTCACCCACTGATCATTCCTAATCGTATGACTGAACCCTTGCACCTTCAAACAACGCCAAATCGTTGTGCCAGAATTGTTTGGCTGGAAAATGACAACAATATCGTCACCCAATTCGAGAGTCGGCAGGAACGGTTCCAACGTCGCCAGGTTGCTCAACATGTTGACAGTCAACTGCTGAACAGATAGGCGCGGATTCTTATATAGTTCGAGCAGTACCGACGCCGCAAGTTCGGCAGCCTCAGGTGTGCTCATCAACGATAGATCAATGGTTTGTGTTTGAGGACCGTACAAAGTGATCGAGGTGCTGTCAGAAACAGACACATCACCGAATTCATATGTTGCGTCTATCCGATTGAAAATTGCGTCAACATTGTTGGCATCAATCTCAATGTCGTTGTACGGATATGTTGAACCTGATAGCCCACTAAAAAACGCTACCGGTTTGATTGTGTTGACTGTGTTGTAGTTCTCGAAACGGACATCTCCTTCACGGTTGATGCAGATTGTGCCCTGTTCAGCGTTTTCTATCTGACGCATGTATTGTGTGGCGGGCTGGTTCGCTGGTCTGTATGTGCCGACTGACTGCACCCCTGTTTCAATGCTGCGCCAGGCGGCAGGCCAGCCGATATCGTCTAACACTCTTGTCAGCCTTGATGACGACGATTCTCCTGGATGACCGATTGCGTCTTGATATCTTGCAGCGATATCAGTATCAGATATATCAACCGTTGAGAATGAGACGTGGCTCATGCCGGCACTAACACTGATCTGATATATTGGATCGACAACGAATACGGGTGAGTAGGCGACGAGTGCGGCAGTGAATACGACAGAACCGTTCACATATACGTAGATGGTTGTGGCATCCGCTTGCACGACTACATAGTTCCCACCTGGTTTCGGTTTGATGTCTATAGTCAGCGAAGTGTTGAGGTATCCATTACCGCTGGCATAATCCGAATACTGCAATGTAGTCAACTGACCTGAATCGTCAATGCTCGCATACATCAGGTCACCGACATATCCACCACCGCTGACAGCCCTACGCTGGAATGACATCACCCACATCGAGCCGCTTGTTTTGATGTCTGTCATGTCTATGAAAAACTCAACCCGTTTGCACGCTATAGGTGTGACAGTGGGAGAAATACCAACTAAACTGGCAGAGCCTTCGTATAGCAGGTTCGGGTTGATACCTGAAGCAGCAATCGTGTTGCTCGCACCCGTCGGTATGTTCGACGGTACAAGTGTCGGGACTCTCACATCGGGATTGGAAATGAATTTGCCGTCGGATGTAGTTAATATGTCTAGTTCTGTTTGTTGCATTGGGAAGTATGCAGACGTTGTGGTGTCTGCCTCCACTTTTTGTTGATATCCACTTTTGAACAGGAACGAATTGCTGAGGATTCGTGTCGCGTCAACACACGGAATCGTACTGACCGCATATTTGTTGCTGACATCATATTTCGTCGGCCATGCAGTCACGAACCCGACGAACATGACAGTCGCATCTAGTTTGATCCGCATTGGTGTCATCGGTATCAACGAACCGAAGTATGTGCCCGTCTCAAAATATGGGTCAAAGATGCGCGTCGTATTATTCAGATTCAGTGTGGCAGTACCTTGTGCATACTGTGAGAATTCGTCACTGCGCCCACGATTGATGTTTGCGTCAAGCACATACGATGTGATGTCAGTCCAGACAGGTGACGTGTTCAACGGCGCATAGCCAAACGCCATCTCGACTGTCAGTGTGCCTGATAGGTAACTCATAGAATTCGACTGTCAAGCCGAGTGCCGCCAGACCTAGCGAACTTGTTGATTTCTCTCACGATTAGTTCGCCAATGTTTTTGCCGTCAGCGCCGAGACCAGCGTTGACTGTGATGTTGATTCCACCACCACCAGTGCCGACGCCGTACTGTGCGCCGCGTGACAACGGGATCACGGCCTCTGCTCCGGATTCGCCTATAAGGGCGACGGTCGGGCCCGTTACGATTCCCCCTGAGGCTAGTTCGGGTATCCCTGGCAGGTCAGGCGGGTTCACCGTGAATTTTTTGCCGAAAGGTAAACCAATCTGAAAATCGAGTAGGGCGTTCAGTTTGTCAATGACCTGCGTGTTAATAAATCCGATGATGCCGTTGGCAAAATCTTTACCAATGTTCAAACCGCCTTTAGCCAAACCTTTCAAGGCTTCAACAAGTCCATCTACCAACGAGCCACCCAACTCACCGCCGATACTTCCCAACTTTGCAACTAAGGTGACGAATAGTCCAGGTAATTTTTTGACTAGATCAACAACGAAACCGCCTAGACCTTTCACCGCTTCAGGCAATAATTGTGCAGTCCAACTCAACAACGCATCAACCAGTTTGACCGCCTGCGCACCGAGTTTGGGCACTGCCTCATTGACCACCCAATCAAGAATGGCCAGCAACAGGTCGCCCAACGCTTTCAACGCTGGCACGATCTGCGGTTTGATCCATGCCACCAACGCATTGCCGAGTTCGATGAGTTTCTCCACCATCATTGGCAGACCTTCATCGAGCAACCAGTTTGCTAGGTCACCGATCAACTCACCGAGACGTTTCAGGGCTGGCGGCGCCGCCTTCTGTATCCATTCCCACAACGCTTTTGATGCTGTGCTTAATGCGTTAACAATCAAAGGCAAACCAGTATTTTTGAGCCATTGCAAATAGGCGTAGTACGCATCGGCGAACGCTTTAATCGCTGG